GTTCAATCGCTTCGGGCCGGTACCTGAAGTGCTGCGGAGAATGGCGTCGCTTTGCTTGATGCGCTCGGCGACCTGCGCAATCTTGGTGATGTTCTGACTCATCTCCGGCCCGAAGCGATTGAACAGCGCGTGCTGGGCTTCTGGGCTGAGCTTGTTCCAGTTGGTCAGGAAGCTTGCGGCCGAGAAGACCTCGCCGGCCGTGTCCTGACCATTGGGATTGGCCAGGCCCATGCGCTTGATCACCGCGGCAGTAACGTCCCGCTGTGCGTCCTTGGGGAGTGATCCCATGACCTGGCGCAGGACCGTCGCGCCCTCGCGGGTACCGGCGATCGCTGCCTGAAAGACCTTCTCTGGGCCGCCGTTCTTGTCCACCACGCGCTGCAGCAATTCCAGGCGGTCCCGTGAGTCCGCGTAGAACTTGTTGGCGCGACGAACAGCACGCTCTGCGCTCGGCCCGGCCTGCTTGGCCAGCTCCTGCATGTCGTCAGTGAGGGCTCGATAGACCTTCCGAAGCTGGGCGGTCGGCTTGTCCGGGGTCAGGGTGAACGAGAAAGCCTGGTCCCCCAGCTGGGTGCGGATGTCCTTGACGGCCTGGTAGGGAATGCCGCTGCCGCCCGACGCCTGGGCCGCGGAGATGTCGGCAGCGATGTTGTCGGCCAGCGCCTTCAGCTCGGGGCTGATCATCGCGCCAGTGGTATTCGCCGCGCCGGGGGTCGGCGTAGTCAGCTCCTTCAGAACCTCCTGCGTCCGGGTCAGGGCGACGGGAGCGTCCGACGGTACGTGTTGGTCGACGCGGTCGTAGAGCTGGGCACGGAGGCTGCGCACGCGGTCCGTGTAGGCGTCCACGCCCCACTCAATGGCCTTGCCGGCTCCTTCTGCAGTCGGGTCGGCTGACATCCGACGCGCGAAGCCTTCCAGCCCGGAGCTGATCTCGTCACCCTGCCTGCTGGCAAAGCGCGCCATGACGCCACCCGAGGTCGGGCCGCCAGCCAGCAGCGTCTCGACACCCTGTCGCATCCAACTGCCCGTGCCTTGTCCGATCGACGGCGTCGAACCGAGCTGTTCGAAGTCATCGATCACGTTGGCCAGGTTCTGCCGGTTCTGTTCCCCACCTCGGAAGGCTCCGCGCAGGGTCATAGGCAAGCCAGCAGTAACTGCACTGGGCGCCAGCCCACCAGCGACCCCGGCGAATGCCTGTGCAAGCTCACCGCCGCCCGCCTCACGGGTGGCACCGGATGCGCCGGCGCCGGCGGCGGAGCTCACGGTCTGCAGCACCGGCTGCGCAGTAAGGAAGTCGGCAGCCCGTTGTGCTGCGGTGGGCGCGTTGGAACCTACGCGGCTCACCGCACTGCCTGCTGCGGCCTGGGCCGGATTGGTGGCAGCCGCGCGACCGGCAAGCATCGATGCGCCGCTCCGGCCAGCGTTCAACAGCCCGCCGAGGCCCATGGTCAGGCCCGTTCCGGTCAACGCCTCGCCGATGTCGCCGGCAACGCGCTCGCCCGAGCTCTGCGGCTTCGGCAGGCCCAGCTTGTCGGCCAGCCATGCGCCGGTGTCCCGGTAGCTCGCCGTCGGCACGAAGCTGTCCTTCCCGGTCAGCAGGTCCTCTAGCTTGGGCTTGTGGCCGAGGCGGCGCAGCGGATCGGTGATGGCGTAGTTGAAGGCGTCGCCGCCCAGTGCCCCGATCAGGGAGCCGGCGCCCTGCAGGACCGAGCGCCCCCCCATCGCAACGTCGCGCAGGAATCCCGGCTTCCAGCCATCCCCCATCACCTGGTCGGCCGTGCTGTCGACGCGTGCGGTCACGTCCGAGAAGTCTGGACGCTGAGCCTGGACGGCTGGGAGGTCGACAATGCGCGGCGCATCGTTCGGGACCAACTCGAACCCCGGAGGCAGCGGCGGCAGGCCACCGGGCGCCGGCGCAGGCGGATCGAGGACGAAGCCTGGCGGAAGCGGAGGCGTGGTCATTGTGCGGGCACCCACTGGCCGTTGCGGAGTTCGAGGACCTGCCCCGTCTTGGGGTTGGTCGCTCGTTGGGGGGCACTGCCAGCCGGCGGTACCGCTCCCGAGAACACGTCGCCAACTGATACCTGCCCGTAGTTGCCGCGGATCATGCCGGCCTTGCGCTGCTGCAGGTCCACCGCACGGCGGTTGATCTCAGCCAGGCGCTGGAGTGCGCGCGCCGCGGTGGCCGCGTCGTTCGCGCTCATGAGCTCGTTCGCTGCACGCTGGGCGTCGCCCTCGGTCTGCACACCCTTGTTGAGTCGGAGCGACTCGTTGACGATCTTGGTCTTGTCGGCATCCCACTCAGTGAGGGCCACGTCGTTCGGCGTGGAGAAGCCCAGCGACGTCCTCACCTTGCCCAGCATCGCGCCGGCCGGAGAAATGCTCAGGCTCCCGTCCTGGATGCGCCCGGTGTGCTTCTGGATGATGTCGTTCATCACCTCGGTAGAGCCCAGCGCGTCCTCCACGTTCAGCAGCTCCTTCAGGGCGCCCACCGGCAGCGGCTTCGAGCCTGCCGCCGACGTGCCACCCGGGTTCCACTGCCCGCGTCGTTGCAGGTCGAACTGCTGCTGAGCAATACCAAGGCGCCCCAGAGAAGATTGGGCACTGGCACGAGAGGCTGCGGCAGCGGCATCATCCTTGCGGATTCCCGCCAGGCCCTGCGCAGTAGTCTCTACGCCGCCACCACCGGTCAGGTACTGATTGTTGATCAGGTTCTGTCCCTGCACGGTCGCCAGTTGAACGGGTTTCCCCTCGAGCGCCGCAAGCAGTGCATTGCGAGTGTCCCAATCGGTTGCTTCCGCAGCCTGCGAGCGCAGCCCCTGTTGCTGAACTTCGCTCTGGTAGCCGGACAGCTTCGTTGGGTCGACACCAGCCTCAAACAGCCGGGCAAGATCACGCGGGCCGCCAAGCGACTGGATGGCATCACCGAGTCCACGCCGAGCCATCATCTCGCTTCGCTTTTTGGAAGCGTCGAGAACGAGGTTCTCCATCCGCGCGGTATCCATCATCGAGCGGCTGTAGGCGCTGTCGCCCCGGCCGAATGCATCGGCCAAGCTCATGCCGCCTTGGATGAGGCGGCTCAGATCGAGATCAGCCATTCATCAGCCCCCACTTCGCCTGCAACTGGCGATTCAATGCGTTGTTGGCGGCGCCGAAGTCAGCACCCGCCTTGGCCTGCGTCTGGATCTGCGCCAGGCTCGACTGGCCCATCCCGGACTGCGCCGCGAAGCCCGCGCCGGCACCCATCAGGCTGGAGGCCATATCGACCCAGGGATTGCGCTGGACGCCGCGCAGGCGCAACTGGGCCAGGTAGTCGTCTGCACGGCTCCGGCGGCCGATCTGGTCCAGCTCCATGGCCACGCGCGCGTCCGCGACACCCTCGCGCTGCCGCTGCTGTGCCGGCGCATCGATGCGGGCCATCAGGTCGGCAGTCCGCGCGCCGTAGTCGCCGATGCCCAGCGCCGCGTTGTTGGCGTCGACCTGGTACGCACGGCTCACCTGCCCCACCTGGCCCAGCCCGCGCTGTGCGTTGGCCTGGGCGGCACGTACCTGGTCCAGATACTGGCTGCCGATGGCGGTGCGCTCGCTCTCTGCGCCTTGTGCTGCGCGCTCGCGCATGGCCTCGGCGATCGCCTGATCGGCTTCCTGCTGGCGGACGCCCTGCTGCCGGATCTGGCCGGCCAGGATGTTGTCCTGCTTCTTCTGCGTCTGCCGGGTGTTGTAGTAGTTCGCGCCCGCACTGAGCGCACTCAATGCCAGCGGGATCCAGATGCCCTCAGCGCCCATCAGCGGCCTCCCGCGCCGTAGCCAAAGCCCGGCGTGTAATACAACGAATAGAAGTCCCGGTTCGCCCGGCGCGTTTCAGCCTGGTCACGGCTGGCCTTGGCGATGGTCCCGGCGCCCGAGAACAGCTCGCCCAGCGCGTCGGCATTGAGCTGCGACCGCGCGCCGGCCAGGTTGTTGCGCAGCGACAGCGCGGCGTTGTTGGCGCCGGTGGTCATGTCCGCGCCGGTCTGCGCCAGCTGGATCATGTTCATCCGGCTGGTCTCGTCGGCGTTCCGCAGCTCATTGGCCGCGCTCTGCGCCAGGCGATCGGCGGTGAGGATGCCCTGCTGGTAGTCCTGGCCCAGCTGCCGGTTCGCGTCGACGGACGCCGAGCCGCCGGTCAGCCCGTTTCGCGCCATGGCGAAGCGCAGGCTGCGGTCCGCCGCGTCGTGCTGTCGGTCCAGGTTCTGCCGGTAAAAGCTGCGGCTGGCCGACAGGAAGTCGTTGATGTCGGCCTCCCGCTGCGGGCTGCCGTAGATCTGGTTGATCTGCTGCATCGATCGGTTGATGTTGGCCTGCCGCAGCCCTTCCTGCTGGGCCGCCTGCTGTGCTGCCTTGTTGGAACCGCCACCGGCGCCCATTACTCACCCCTCAGCTTCGAGAAATGGGCGATGTCCTCGCCCCGCACGCCGAAGTGGCGCCAGACGCCCTCCGGCCGGAATCCCAGCGACCGCTCGAACCACTCGATGGCCTTCTCCCGCGTGGTGATGGCGCTGGTCTGCAGGCGATGCGCGCCTGCCTCGTACAGCCGATCCATGAGCCAGCGTGTGGCCTTGGTCATGGCGCGCCACTGCTGGGTCCAGCCGTCCTCGGTGCCGACCATCCAGGCCTGCCACACGCCGGCACCCGCCGGCTGGAAGCCACCCGCAGCGGCGGGCAGGTTGTCGCTCTGCAGGACGGTGAAGGCGAAGCCCTGCGACTTCTGCGCGGTGTCGATGAAGAAGGCCGCGGCCACGTCCGGCGAGAACTCAGCCAAGCCGGTGACGGCAAGGAACTGCGCCTGCTCGTCCGCGCGCATCCGCTCCGAGAGGAACACCAGATGCGCCGGACGGCAGGGGACGATGTTCGAGGGAAGGCGAGCGGGCAGCATGGACGTATGCTGCTGCCCGCCGGAGGGGGTTCAACGGAGTCAGGACATGCCGCGCAGGTCCTGGAGGTACAGGCCCAGCGCGTTCCACTGCCAGGGCTCGCTGCCGTCGTAGGTCAGCTTCACTGACAGAGACGGGGCGGCCAACGGCATCGGGATCACCATTCCGGGCACGGTATCCGCTGGCACCGTGTACCCAGGCGTGAACAGGCCGCCGTTGCTCTGGTCGATGCCGAAGGACACCGACACGGCACCCTCGCCGATGATGTCGAAGCCATACAGCATCTTGGTCACGCCGGGCTGGCCAAACTCGAGCCACGGCCACTGGATGATCCCTTCGAACTCTTCGACCTGGCCAGGGGCCACCTCGTCCCCGACCTCGGTGTCGTCCACGAAGTGGATGAAGTCGCCGGAGCGAAGGTAGAGGCTGTCCCCCGCGATGGCCCAGTCATCCACCACGAACGGCAGCTCGTAGCGGGACCATGCACCCACCTGCCCCATGCGGGTCATCGAATAGACAAAGATCTGCGTACCGTCCATTGCTACTCCGCGGTGAGGATGCTGCTCGCGCGAACGAGCCCAGTGGAGGCATCACGGATCTCCAGCAGAGCCCGCGCGCCCGAGGAAAGCGTGCCGTTCCGGGTCTCGGACAGGCTCTGCCACGTGTCGGGGGTGATGTTCGAACTGTCCAGGCTGCCCTCCAGCATGGACACACGCAGCTCATAGAGCGCGCCGATGCCGAAGACGAGGACCGAGGGAGTGGCCGTTGACCACCACTCGAACATGGGCTCGGCGCCGCTGATAGCCAGCCCCCCGGTGTTCTCGACGGAAAACTCCCGCGGCGCTGCCACGTTGGCATCGAGCAATCGCGCGAAGGCTTGAGCATCCGCATAGAAGGGCCCCTTGCCGTCCAGCGTGAACTCGAGCAGCCCCGCCCAGGTGGTGCTGGTGAAGTAGGACGTGTTGATGTCCCACCGGGTCTCGCCACCGGTGGAGCTTCGCGTGGCGAGAATCGGAGTCGCGTAGTTCCTGTCCAGCTCCATGGTGACGCTCTGGGGAATCACGTCGCCGCGCTCGCCGCCGTCCCAGCCCGGCCGCATCCCCCGATTCTCGCGGGCAGCAAGGACGCGCAGCACGGATGCGGACGCGAGCAGCTGGCTCGGGTTTCCGTCGTGGTCCACGAAATTGCTATTGCCCGTGGTGACGATGCTTGCCCCGATGGGATCGGAGAACTTGCTGGTGGCCACCGCATTGAGCCGGGCGGGCCTGATGACCCAGTTCACGACAATCGTCTCACCAGAACCCTCGCGCTCGATCACAATTCCCGTTCCCGAGCCGGAGGTGACCGGCACCTCCAGGTTGCAGACGAACCGACCCTCGTCGTTCTGGTTGTAGTAGCTCCGCAGGTCATCAGTGCGGCCGGTCAAGCTGATCAGCACCGAGTCCGTTGGCGAGGTCAGCCAATCTGGGGCGTTGATGATGTTCCCGAAGAAGAGGGAGACGTTGTCGCTGTAGAAGACCAACGTCGGAACCTGCGGGACAGGTGCCGCCTGGGAGAATGCCAGCCAGTACTGGCCCATCGCCGGGTAGTAGAGGCCCAGCGGCTGGTCGGCGTCGGCTGCGGCTTCCTGGACCAAGGGATCCACGGGCATGCCCACATCACCTGCCTGGAAGTTGGTGCTGCTCGCCGCAATCCCGACGGTGCGCACGCCCTGGGAGGCCAGGAAGAACAGGTCGTTGGACACCGGCGCAATGGCGTGGTGCTGGGTGCTGCCCATCGGCAACGCGTCCAGCAGCGCCATGTTGGCCGGGTCCTCGTCCACCTGCCAGAGCTGGAATGCCTCGGCGTTGAACACGATCATGTTGCCGCGGTACAGCCCCATGGCCGTGACCGGGTTCGCCCCGTAGTTCTGCAGCCCGGTGGGCAGGTAGCCGGCGTCGTTGTCCGTCGACCAGTCCAGAGGGTTGACGGTCGCCGAGTAGCGCACGATGTCGTCGTCCCCGCAGAACACCTTGGACGCGGCGATGGCCACGATCTTGGTGTTCGGGCAGTTCGGATCCTCCACGCGACGCGAGACAGCCCGTAGGGTGACGGTGCCGTCCTTCACCATCCCGCCTTCTTCCTCCGGCCACTCCGGCTCCGTGTCGCCGCTGATGTACAGGGGCTCGGCGGTCCACACCACGCGGGTGGCGGCGATCGCTTCCCAGGTGACCTCGTTGTCGACCACCTGCTGGCCGAGCACCGGCGGCCACGCCGGCTCGCTGGCGTCGGAGAAGCCCGACTCCGGCTGCACCGCCTTGTAGGCCAGATCGGCGGGAAGCCCAGCAAAGGTCCCCTCCACCCACAGGTTGCCGCCCCAGATGGCGTGGTTGTGGTCCGCGACGGACCAAAGCTCGATGCCAGCCCTGCAGTAGGCCGCGCCTTCAGGGCAGATCGCCTCGCAGGTTGAGCGATGGACTGCGCCACCGGCACCGCTGTCCACCTGGTTGCCCTTGTCGATCCGCAGCAGCACGTCAGATGCGCTGAACCAGTGGATCTCAACCCAGCCCCGGGTGGCGCCTGCAACCGATGCCCCCTGATCGATCAGACATGCCGCCGTGATCTTCTTGCCGACCGGGACCACCAGCTTCGTCTGGTTCAGCGCGCCGCCGCCGGCCTGGTTGCCCGGCAACTCGACGTAGGTGCGCCAGCCCCCTTTCGATACATGCTCGGAGTAGAAGGCCGAGCCAGTGAAATCCCAATTGTTCGCCCCATCGGTGAACTCGCCGTTCTCCACGGACGTTGCCGTGGGCGACGGCGCAGTGATCGGAACGACGATGTCGCCGGGCTGGTACAGGGTGCCGGATTGCCAGACGGGATACGCCATTACTGCGCCTCGCTGCTGTTCGAAGTCGACCGGGAGCCACTGCCGTAGCGCTCCTTCACGGATGAAGGCACAGGGGTGGTCGGAGTTCCCGTCTCTTGGTCGACGGTGTAGGGGTTCCGGTTGCTCACGTCCTCTATGACCGTCTCGCCAGGATTGGTGGGCCACGTCGGCTCGACCGTCCCAGAGCGCGGGCTATCGCCCACCGTCTCGGTGACCGCGTACCGGTAGCCGTTGTCCACGACGGGCACGACGACATCGCCCAAGGCACGGCCCACGTTGGGCGCCCAGGGCGTGTACCCCGCGCGGTCCGACTCAACGCGGTACGCCATCCCATTGCCCTCCGTGGGGCGAACGAGCGTTCCGGGGAGGTAGATGTGGTTCGGCTGCCAGACCTCCCCCTTCTCCAGCCAGTAGTGGCGGATGAGGCCATCGGCAAACTCGGCCACGACGTACAGGTAGCCGAGGAAAGGCAGTGCGAAGTGGATGTCATTGATGGGCGTCGCCGGTGCCGTGGGGTGCCGGATCACCTCCACCTCTACGCGCGAGGTGCCCGAGTCGACAACCAGATGCGAGAACACGACGAACTTGCCCTGGAACCAGACAAGGCCCTTCGTCCCGGGCGGGAGCACCACTTCGATGCGCGTGCCAGGCCGGCACTTGATGGTCCGCGCCGCGGTGACGTACCCGTTCACCAGGTCGTACAGGGAATCCGGCGAGGCTCCGCCCTTGTCGCGCAGGCGGGTAATGCCAGCCTTTACCGCAGAGAGATTCTGTTGGCGCATGGGTCAGGACTCCGGCCAGTCGCCAGCGGAGGCAGGTCGCACTGCCGGCGGAGGCACGCACGCTCCGGGCACGTAGCGCCGCGTCTGATGGGACTCCGCGACGCGGCTGCGAACATAGGCCGTTGCCTGGGCCGCGTAGTTGCCGGCGTCGGGCTGGCTGTAGTGTGCCTTCGCGTTGGCCAAGGCCTGCAGAAACACAGCCTCGGGGTCCACCGTCAGCACATCGGTGCCAAGGGCGAGCTCAGCCGGCCCGAATGCCCCCTTGATGCGCAGCTTCCATGCAGCATCGGCCGGTGCCGGCCACAGCTCGATGCACTGGCGAATCTCGTAGTGGGTCGGCAGGCCATGAATGTCCGCCGTGTAGAGCGTCGGATCGATCCCGCACACCAGAGGGCGCCAGCTGCTGTCATCTTGGGAGATCCCGACCCAGTGGACCTTGCCCGGGTCCAGCACCTTGTCGCAGGTATCGCTGTTCCCATCCAGGTCATAGAACCGCTGGCCGGCGACCAAGCCCCAAGTGAAGAACCGCTCCTGGCGCATTACGGTGTAACGCCGATACAGTAGCTCGTGGGCACTGCGGACGAAGTCGTCCAGCAGATCAGCCATCCCCGGCGGCAGCACGCCCATGGCCACCTGAGTGGCGAAGCCCAGGCGCCGGGCGATGCGCAGCCGCATTTCCTCCAGCGTCACCGTGGGCTGGCCGTCGTCGCACTCGCAGTTGTAGGTCATAGCTGCCATCGCCTCTCCATCACGAAAATGGCCGGCCGGAGTCGCCCCCGACCGGCCGCCGTCACCGCCGCCAGCGGGTCGGGTTACTGCTTGCGGGACTCGCTCTCGTCATCGATCGCGGCCAGCACATCTTCGCGACCCTGCCCTTCGGTTTCCGCCGCCTCGATGGCAACCAGGTCCGCATCGCTCAGGTCCTTCAGCTTCTCGGTGATGGAGGCCACATCGCCGGCCAGCAGTTCGGTGAAGTCGGTGGCCACCGCCGCGTCCTTGCCAGCCTTCGCCGCGGCCTTGGCGGCATCCTTCTCCGCCTTCTTCTCGGCAGCGGTCTTGGCCGGCGCAGAGGTCGTTGCCTTCGCCGCGGCCTTGGCAGTCGACGGCTGGCGGCTGTCGATGAACTTCTCGAGGTCACGCTGGCGGTTGAAGTAGCGAGCGCGCGCAGTGTCGGAGTCGGAATTGCCGCCGTACTTCTTCACCAGGCCAGCGAAGGCAATGCCCGCGTCGAAGTCCTCGACCTCGATGTCCTTGGTTTCCAGCTCGGTCACCAGTTCCTCGCCGTAGATCTCTTCGAGGATGGACTGCTCGTACTCCGGAACCGTGGTCGGCAGCTTGGTGCTGGCGTCACGGTCGATCAGCAGCGTGACCAGCGTCAGGGTGATGGTCTTGGCCATTACTGCACGCCCTCCAGGGTGATGGGGCCCGTGGCAGTGGCGCCCAGCTTGACGAACTTCGGCAGGTCGGCGATCTCGACCACCGGGCCCTGCGTCGCGGTCGCGCTCAGCAGCGTGACCCAGCCCGCGTCGCCGCTGGCCGGAGTGGCACCGCTGGCCAGGCCGGGATGACCCTGCAGCAGCACGCCGCTGGTGACCGAGGCGTTGCCGCCAAGATGGGCCAGCCCTTCGCGCCCCTCCCCGCCCAGCAGCGGGGTCTTCTTCAGGGCCACGATGTTCGTGCCCTGTACGGTGATGGTGTTCGGCATTTCTTTCTCCTGGCCGGCGAGGAATGCCCCGCCGGCACGTTGGGGGTAATCAGGCGATGCTGAAAACCGCGTTCGAATTGCGCTTGCGGCAGGTCAGGCCGTAGTCCGCGGTCAGGCCGAAGTAGTACGTGTAGCGGTCGTACACGCGCGGCGGGGTGCGGCGGATCATCCAGCGGCCCTTGACCGGGCGCAGGCGCAGGGCCTTGCTGTTGAGGAAGTAGCCGCGCTTCTTCCACGGGTAGGTGATCGCACCCAGCTCTTCGTCCAGGGCATCGAAGGTCGGATCCCACACCACCGGCACGCCCTTGAAGGCCAGCGCCTTGGTACTCGGGTCCAGCGTCACGCCGCCGGTCGACGCCTGGCCCAGGTTGATCTGGCGTCCCATGACCTTGAGCGCGTCGGCTTGGATGGCGTCGTACATCGCCGAGCCCACGACGATGAAGTCGGGGTTGCCCAACTTGCCGTAGGTGATCGTCTGGCGCCACAGGGTCTCCAGCGTGGAGATCAGGTTGCCGGCCGTGGCCGTGCTGATCCCCATCTGCGCCCAGTTGCGCCACCACGGGGTGGTCGACGCATCGATGCCACCGATGACACCAGCGTTCGGGGTGGTGCTGACCAGCGCGTCCAGGCCCGGCACAGCCTTCGGGTTCGCCGAGCCGTCGAGGTGGACCTCGCGGTCCCAGTTCTCCTGGAAGCCATCCTTCAGCGTGGTCCAGCCTTCCTGCAGCTTGTCCACGATCTGGATCTTCTCGGCATCGGTCATCTGCGCCGACTTGTCGTCGGTCAGGATGATGCCGTTGTTGGCCAGCTCGGTCTCGTTGAGGCTGAAGCCGTCGTGGGCCTCGAAGTGCTGGAACGGCGCCAGGCGCACGGTGTCCTTCCGGTTGAACGTGACCTGGTCGTCGCCGGAGTAGTTCTGGTAGTTGCTGTCGTTGGTGAAGCGCACCTTCTCGTTGAAGATGCCGTTGCCGAAGACCGTCTCGGTCTTCTTCTCGATCAGCCACTTGGCCAGCGGACGCTCGCTGGTGAACTGGTCGATCGGGTCGTCAGTCGCATAGGACTGCATCTGGTAGTTGGCGCCGGACGCCAACTGGGCGGGAGTCAAAGGCATATCGCACCTCGGAGGGAAAGAGGAAGCCCGAATGGGCGTGGTCTCTCGCGTTCCGAGGGCGCGACTCTCGTTTCAGCGCTACCGGCGGCGAACCCGGCTTGCGTCACTCGCGATGCCGGCGTTGGCCGGCTGGATCGCAATATGCGCCAGCCGGCATGCCAGTCAACGGGGCTATGCGGCGTTCGTGTTGAGGCCGGGGTTGTCGGGGCGCGCGGTGCCGGCGATGTCGGCGGACGCATCAGCATCGGTCAGTGCCGGGCGCTCAAACTGCCCTCGCGCGCGCTCGACACGGATCAGAAGCGCATTCCAGTAGGCGACCATGCACTTGGCCTGCGTATCGAGATCCTTGCGCTCGTCCTCCGACAGGCTCGCGTAAAGATCGCTGCCCTGGAACGTACCGAGCTTCTTGATGCGATCGTCCAGCTGCTCCAGCTCCGCGACCATCCGCTGCACGTGCGGCGGGAGGTGTCCGATATGGCCAAGCGGGAGATATGCCGCTTCGAACACGTCCTTCGGCGACCAGCTGGTGTAGCCATCGGGATATTTCACGGTGTACCCGGCCTGCGGCGGAAGCGTGCCCGTGGAGGCAATAGTGCTGTCTTCGCAGTAGCCGGTGCATTCGGCAGATCCCGGCTTGCAGTCCAGGCCACAGATGCGCGTGGAGACTTTTTCGCTCGGCCAGGCCTCGATGATCTTGGTTCCGACGTAATGCTGGGTCATTGCACTCTCCGGTTGTTGAGCACCCGCCAGATGGCGAGCGCGAGGGGATGGCGGCGCATCAGCGGCCCTGCGTCTTGGCCAGCTGCACCCCGAAGTCGAAGGCGTTCTCCTTCGTCGGGGCCTTGCTCAGGTCAACGCCAGTGGCGCGGACCGGGTTGTTGGGCGCCGCTGCCGGCTGGCGCTGCGCGGGCGCTGCCACCGGTGCGGGTGCAGCGAGGTAGGCCTTCTGGATCGCCGCGGCCCACTGCTGGGGCGGCAGGCTGTCCTGGATGACCGCGACCATCGGCTGGATGGCCTTGAATTTGGCGTCGAAGTGCTGCGGGTCGGCGGCACGCAGCTTGGCGCCCAGCGCCTGCACGTCCTGCATCGCCTGCTCCTGCGTCTGGGTGGCGGCCTGCGACTGCTCCATGACCTGCCGCTGGCGCTGCTGGCTGTCCTGCTGGAGGGCCGAAGCGCGGCGGGTGCGGATCAGTTCCTCCGCTGCCGCCTTGGTCATGTCGCCATCGGCCACCTGCTTGGCCAGCTCGGGATACTCGGCCAGCGGGTCGTAGCCCGGCGCCGGCCGGCCCAGCTCCTTGGCCAGCCAGGCCATTTCCTGCTGCATGAATTCGTAGGCCTGCGCCATCGCCGCCGGGTCGCGCGAGTTGATGGCGGCCAGGTAGTTCAGCGCGTTGCCCATCTGCTGCGGATCTGCGCCGGTGGACTTGATCGTTTCCTCCCACTGCCGGCCGCGCTCGGCGTCCGGTCGCAGGGTCTCGACCTCGGCAGCGCGCTCGCTCAGTTCGCGGAAGCGCTTCTGGGTCCTCTCGTTCGAAATGCCCAGATCCTTGATCTCGGCGTCGATGGCATCGGGCTGGTTCGCAGCCTCCGCAGCGGCAGCGGCGGCAGCCGCCGGGTCCGGATCTCCACCTTCGCCGCCCGCGGCGCCCGGTGCACCAGCACCGCCTGCGGCAGCGGCAGCACCTGCATCAGCGGCGGCCGCGGGATCTGCAGCAGCCCCATCGGCGGCGGCAGCCGGCGCGCCACCGTCCTCCAGCACTTCCTGCTCGCGGGCCTTCTCCACGCCCTGGCTGAAAGCGTCCAGCGCCTCGGTGTTGGTGTTGCCGTCGTTGCTGGCGACGGTCGCCGCGGCCTGGGCGGCAGCGGCTGCAGTGCCGTCATCCTCGATGGCGGTGGTGTCGGGTTCGTTCTGGTCAATACGCACGTGTGTGTCCTCGCTGGCGGCGTGTGGGGTCAAACAGGGGTGATTGCCGGCGGCGTCATCGCAGCCGGGTCGAGCATTGCGGGATCGATGGGCGGCTCACTGCCGGCGGCACCGGCAGCCATCGCCGGGTCAATGGCGGCACCACCCATCGGATCGAGCGCAGGGTCAACCGGTGCCGGCGCCTGCGGAATGAAGCTGTAGGGGTCGATGCTGGTATCGCCGGCGCGCTTCACCGTCTCCACGGCTAGCTGCTCGAGGCAGTTTGCGATGTCCAGCCGCGACGAGCCGCGCATCTGGCCGATCTGGATGGCGGACTGCTGGAGCTGCGGTAGCAGGATCGACCACTGCTGCTGGCGCAGGGCCGTGGCCGGCTTCCCGGACGATCCCGCCCGGATATCCACCTGCACCACCATGTCCAGCATCTCCGGCTCTGGGACGTTGAACCACAGCGCATCGGCGCCGGCCCAGTTCGCCGCCTCATCCTGCGTCAGCCCGTTGGGGGAAACCGCCAGCTCGGCGGTGTAGACCGCCAGCTCGGAGAGCATCTCGTCCAGGCTGTCGCGGGCGTAGCCGATGCGGGACTCCGTGCCCTGCTGCTGGATGTCGGCTTCGGTCGCGGTCTTGGCGGTCTGGATACTGGAGGACAGCGCCTCCTGCACGCCCCAGATCATTTCCAGCTCCGCACGGATCTGCTGGGTGTCGTAGAGCGCCGGGTCGATCTGGTTGTAGCTGATCGGGAACACCACCTGGTCCGGCCGCTGGCCCTGCAGGTCCAGGCCGACCATCTCGCTCACCACCGCGCCTTCGAGCTTCTTGGCGTCGAGGGCATCCAGTGCTCCACGATCGAAGCCAGTCTTCGGAATGGCTCGGCTGCGGTGGGTCCGGTAGTTGGTGCGCGTGCGGTTGTACTCGTCCAGCAGCGAGCGCGAGCGGTCGACCAGGGACTGTGGGTGGCGTGCGCCGTCGTTCCAGATCACGGCCCAGCTGAAGAACGGGTAGAAGCGCGTGGTCCGCTGCTCCGGCTTGAACGGCTGGCGCAGGTAGCGCGGGCAGCCCTCGGCCAGGGTGATGACGTGTCCCGTCTCCTTGTTCCACACCTCCCACACGCAGACGCAGGCCTTGCTCGTGTCAGTGGCACCGGCCGGCCCCTTGGAGAACGCGTCCGCCTGCTCGCCCCGGGCCGCACCGCCGAAGCCCGCACCGTCCGCGGCCTTGCCGGGAATGCGGAAGTAGGCCGTTGCCGATCCCAGCACGTCGGCGGCATCGGGATACGTCGCCTTGGCCTTGTCCATCGGCATGAACAGGCGCTGCGCGATCCACGGGCTATCCACGTACTGCTGCAGGCACGCGCACTCCGGCGCCTCCTGGATGTCCTCTGCCCGCACGAAGTCGATGCACAGGGCGTTGAAGATGATGCGCTCTGCCTCGTCCTCGGCCTGCTGCAGGCGCTGCTCGAGTTCTGCGCGCTGCGCGGAGTAATCACCCACCATGCCTTCGGTTAGGGCGTTGTGGAGCTGGCCGATGGCCGCCAGGCTGGAGCGCAGGCCGGCAATCTCCTGCTGCAGGGCCGGGTTGCTTCCCGTCTCCCGATGCCACGCAGCCTTGAGCCAGCCGATGCCAACGCTCAGGCCGGAGCGCACCAGCGGGTCGGCCGCCGCCTTCAGCTTGCCCTTCTTCCAGAGCCTGCCGACGACGATCTCCAGCGTGGTGGCGAACGCCTTGGCCTCCTGCTTGATGCGCGGGGAGACCGCCTCGGCCAGCTCAACGCTCACCTCAGGATCGCGGGCGTACAGGAACGTAGTCAGGATGCCGACGTAGGTGCCGGCGATGGGCACACGTACGTCGTACACGTCGGTGTTGGCCTGCTCCTGGCAGTACGTGCGGTCCTTGGCGTAGCCCTCCCGGGCTCCCTTGTCGAACTCGCGCGCTTCCTCGATCCGCTTCAGCCAAGCCTTGACCGCGCCCTCTTCCTCCAGCGTTGCAGCAGCCTGGCGCTCGGCTTCCGCCTGCTCCATCTCGTCTGCTTCGATCGCCTGGGCCAGTTGGTCGCCTGGACCGGTCATAGCATCTTCCTCTTCCGTTCCATCGCGTCGGCTGCCTCGCCGTTGTGCTCGAGCCATTGGCGGCTATAAGGCGTGATGACCCGACCCCGTTCAACGGAGGTCGGCGCCCTTGCGCTGGCGATGGCCGGGAAGCGGCTGTGAATGAAGTAGCCCAGTGCGTCCGGCGGGTGATCGAAGCCGGTGGTCTTGTCCGGCATGCCGTTGGCGTCGTAGGCCTGCTTCTCCAGCGCCTCGGTCAACTTGGGGCAGCCCACCGGGTTCACCCGTAGGCGGCGCACGCCCCTGGCATTGCAGAGCATCGCGTTGACGCTCACCACGCGGGCGCGGATGCGGGGGTTGGACGGCGGCACCCGGACGACGAACCCGGCCGCCCGCAGAAGGCCAAGGTCGGACACACTGGCGTTGTTGGTGTGCGAGCTCTCCCCACTGGCGTCGGGGTAGACCGCAATGTGCCGATCGCCGAACCGCTCACGCAGCGCCACGATCATGGCCGGGGTGTCCCTGACGCCGGTGAACTCTTCCAGCGCCAGCGGCTGGCCGGCCCGGATCACGCAGACGACGGCCGTCATGTTCATCACGTTGAAGTCCATGCCCACGTGGAGCCGGTCGTCGTCGTTGATCGTGGCCATGGTGCCGTTGAGCTTGCGGTCGTAGGCCGCGTACACCGAGCCACTGGTCAGGTTGACGAACAGGCCGTTGATGTAGGCCTTCACCAGCTGCGCCGGGTACGTCTCGAACAGGGACTCGATGTAGTCGTCCGGCAGGTTGATCTCGTTGTCGTAGGTGCTGGCGTGGACCTTGCCGTACAGCGCGGCCTTGGCCGGCTCCTGGCCCGGGATCTGCTCGAACTGCTCGTAGACGAAATTGAAGCCCTCGGGCGTCGTCGTCACATCGATGCCGTTCTGCAGGCCGGGCGCCTTCACGCGCAGGCGGGCGATGATCTTCCGCCAGGCGTCATGTGCCTTCCGCTTCTTCAGCGTGTCGATCTCGTCCACCAGACCGCGGCCGATCTTGAAGCCCACGATGCTGGCCGGGTTGTCCATGGACCGGCAGATGGCCGTTCCGCGGTACTGCCGGCCGGCGTACAGGTGCACCTCCTTGTTCGACTGGTTGATCTGCGCTCGCAGCCCCCAGTCGAAGGCCACCTCTTCGATCGTCGGGTAGAAGATGTCGCGGATCTGCGGATAGCTGGGCGCGAAGTACCCCGTGGGGATCCGCGGGAACTCCCAGGCATGGCGGCACAGTGAGCCGCACCCCACCCAGGTCTTGCCCGAGCCGAAGCCCCCTACGAACGCCCGGAACTTGTGCGGCAGCTGGAGGAACGCCGCCTGGGGCTCATTGAGCGTCGGCACGCTTGCGCCCACTGACCACGTCGACCGTGACGGCTGCCGGCGGCGGCGCATCGTCGTTGAAGCCCTCCGGCTTGTCGCGCCAGTGCTCCGGCTTGCGGTTCTTCAGCCAGAAGATCATCGCCGTGGAGTCCGGCGGGTAGTGCTTCATCACTGGCGTCAGGGTCACCTCGCCTAGGTAGCTGCTGACGTGGGTGTCCGGATGGCTGTAGCCGGTGGCCCGCTCGAACAACGCCCGCTCCACCCGGCTGTCGGCCTCAGCCTTGCCCAGCCTTAGGGCTTCCGAAAACTCGGGGTGCTTCAGCTTCCACAGGGAGACCGTCGACAGGGCCACCTCGAAGAAGGCCGCCACCTCAGGATCTGTGCAGCCCTTGTCGGCGAGGAACTTGGCCTGCTTGGCGAACTCGGGCTTGTACTTGCTGGGCCGGCCACCCGCGCCCTTCTTGCCCGGTGGCTGTGTTGCCGCCTTCTTGACAGCGGGCTTGACTGTCTTGCGTGACATGGTCAGCCCCCTACAGCGGTGGATCGCCGATTCCCGGAAGTCATGGCGTCACCAGGGGTCATAGCCCCCGGCCGGCCGCACGCGGCCTCTTCCGTGTCGGCTGCGGGCTGTTGTCGACACCTGCCCGCTGGTCGGGCCGGTACTGCAGAGAGCGCCCCGGCCGGCGCTTCGAGATACGGATCGATGGTGTTGGGCGTCTGGCGGTCGCTCATGCCGCCATTACGCGGCAGCGGCCATCTCATGCAACGGAGGGAACGGGAGCTGGAGCTGCACGGGCCGCTCGGCTCCCTGGTCCAACTGGGCAGGCTCATCGTCCAGCGCCCACGCAGGCAGGTGGAAGCGGATGTCCTCTTCCAGGGCGTGCAGGTCCGGCACCGCTGCGTTGCCCCCGCCCATCGGAAGCTCCGCGTAGGTGCCCATCACCCAGTCGTACTGCTCGGCGTAGAAGCGCTCGGTCCTCGCCTCCCCCGCCATGAGCAGGTAGACCTCGGCCTGGCTGTTGATGGCCACCACCGTGCCGGCCCCTCGGGCGTAGAGCGTCTGGCGGATGCGCTTCTGGAGCCGCTGGGCCAACTCCTGCACCGTGGCACAGTCGTCCAGGCAGAATGCCGGCTTGATGTGGCGCTCCACCTGCCTACGCGGCGTGGGGTCTCGGTTGGTGTCGTGGTTCGAAGTGGCCATCGCATCCTCCCGCTCTACGCATCTCGCATCTCGCAGCTCGTCCAGGACCTCGTCGTCCAATCTGAATGCCGGCAGGCGCCCATCGGTGTCACACGCACCATGCCGGTCCGGCTGGCGCCGGCAGTGGAACGTCCCGTCGGTCAGCTCGCGGAATTGGCACACCGAGCACCTGCCCATGCGACGGACACGGGCTCGGTAGCGCTTCCACATGCGGGCTATTGCGTCGGTCAAGCGGCCACCCCGCTGGCCAGGCGCTGTTCACCGTACAGGGCGATAAGCAGGGCATCAGCCCGCCCGTTGTCTTTCTTCCGGGTCAGCATGTGCGCGACCTCGGGGAACCGCTGGATGGCCAGCTGCCGCGCCGCGTCCTTGTCCTTGCCAATCAGGGAGAACTGACGCTTCCACACCGCCGGGATGGCGCGGGTGTACGGCACGCCCAGTACGTCGAGCGTGAAACGGATACCGCCGCTGGTCTCGCCAAACCGGAAGGCGCTGGTGCCGCCGTCGCCGGGCATGGCGCCCACCTTCTCGACGCAGGCCGACACGAAGGCGCCGGGATGCGCGGCGCGCTGCTCGCGGATGAAGATGGCCAAGGCCCGAGCGTCGATCTCGCCCCAGCCGTCCACTCGCCGGGTAGGCAGGTCGATCATCGGGCCGGCCACGCCGTCCAGTAGGGTCACGATGGCGCCGGTCAGGCCCGGGTCGATGCCGAAGGTCAGGCGGAGCGCGGTCATCCCCTGAGTTCCTTCGCGTGCGCAGCGTCGATGGCAGCAAGCTCGTTCATGGCTTTGGCCGCCCAATGGTTGTGGACATCGGTGTGCCGGCCGCTGTGCTGAGCCAGCGCGTACTCGATCACTTCTCGGTACAGCATGGCTTCAACCCGAAGCGCGTCACGCTCTGCCTCGGCGCGCTGAGTTCGCCCTCTCCAGACATTGATAACCGCCTCGTTCTCAGCAAGCTCTGCCGTCAGGCGGTCGATAGCGGCTTGGTCGTAGTAGTCGCCCAAGGGGAGACCATTGACTGCAACCGTTGTTGACCAATAGCGCCCCGCAGCCGAAAGGCACAGAGCCACAATTGGCTTGATCTTGTTCTCGTTCATGCTGCCCATGGGCTGCTCTCCTTCCGGTGCTTCTCGATCAGAGTGTTCTGCAGGTCCAGCAGGTAGTCGTCGCTGCCGATCTCCTGCCGGAACCGGCGGGGCTGCTTGGCGTAGCTGGGGCCGAACAGGCGTTCGCAGGTCTCGGCCGACATGCCGCCGAATGGCTCGCCGCGGTGGCTCCAAGGGTTCAGGCCCACGGTGAAGTCGTGGCCGCGCCGCTTGGCGCCGTGCTTGCCGCCGACGGTCAGGTGGTGCACCTCGCAGGGGACGTGCCCGAGGCCCAGGCTGTTGGCGACGATGCAGCCAATCTCGGTGATGGCGTCCATCCGTGCCTGCTGCGCAACGGTCGGCTTGCCGGTTGAGCGGCCGAGCTTCATGCTGCGGACCTCAGTGCAAGGGGGAAGGCATGGAGTGCGCATTTATCTTCTGGAGTGCAATGAAGCCCGAGGCGCAGGCAGCCTGGGTGCAAGCTGTCGGCTCTGTATTGGCGATCTTCGTGGCAGTTGCAGTGCCTTGGCAGCAGCACCGGGCAGCTATCAAACGCCAGCAGGCAACAGAGGATTCGCGCGCGCGTGCCCTCGCCCTTGCAAATTTGAATCTCTTTAGAAACTGGCACTACTCCATCCAAGGCGCGCTTGATGCCTTCGGCCAAGCCCCAAAGCCTCTCACTTTCAATAACTGGAAACACATTCAGGGGATCATCGAAGTGAACCCCACGGATACCGCTTTGATGGACCGCAGTGACGGTTTCGGCCCAGCAAGTGGAATCGTTCAGGATTTTCTCTACCATGCCCAACTTGCATGGTTTGCCACCGACAACGCACTTATTTCCGACGGCGACGAGACTCACGAACAGGCATTCTTCGAACATGCGAATGCCGCTGCATTGAAGCTGAGCCAAGCGATTCGGATACTGGAGAAGCTCGCCGGAGCTGGTGCCAAGAACCACTATCGAAAAATATGAAATAGGCATCACGCCACCCTCCGCGGCTGCTCGCCGTAGTCCCGATACCGCGGCTCGTTGAGCCGCACGCCGTTCTCCACGGCCCAGGCCTGCGCGAATGTGATCAGGTCCGCCATGTCGCCCACGGACATGGTTCTGGTCTGCACGGCCAAGTTCACCACGCTGGCGCCGTCCAGCGACGGCACGATGTCGCCCTGCTGCCGGCTCTCGGTGCGCGCCCAGGCGTCGACCAGCAGGCGCTTCCAGCCCTCCTTGTCGATCCAGCGGCCGGCCCACTGCCGCTGCTGGGCAATGTCCTCGCAGATGGCGTGGAGCATCGCGTTCTGCTCCAGGCTGCGGGTGGACTTGCACTCCTTGACCTCGACGCGGACGGCCCGGCCAAGCTCCAGGTACTGGCAGGCGAAGCGCCAGGCCGCGGCCATGCGGTCCCGGGCGTTCTCGGCCCGGAGGATGAAGGTACTCATTGGTCACCTGCCCTTGCCGCTGCGGCCGTGGTCTTCATCCGGCCGAAGCCGGCCGCCTTCGCGGGCTTGTCGGGGGTAGTGGCGATGGGCGCCGGCTGCCAGTACTCCGGCAGGTTGGAGAACCGGAACTGCTCGGGCTGGTACAGCACACGCACGTCGCCGGACGGGCCGTTGCGCTGGATGCCCACGATCAGCTCGGCCGTGCCGCGGTAGCGGGTGTGCCGGTCGTAGATCTCGTCGCGGTAGATGAACACAACGGCGTCGGCGTCCTGCTCGATGGATCCTGAGTCGCGCAGGTCCGAGACGATGGGGCGCTTGTCGGGCCGCTTCTCCAGGTCCCGGTTGAGCTGGGACAGCAGCAGCACCGGCACCTTCAGTTCGGCCGCCATCAGCTTCAGCGCCCGGGTGATCTCGCCGATGCCGGCCGCACGGTTGTCCCCCACCACGGTCATCAGCTGCAGGTAGTCGATCACCACCAGGCCTAGCGGGTTGCGGGCATGCTGCCGGCGCACCTGCGCCACGACATGCTCCACGCGGGCATTGCGCGGACGGCTCACGAAGATGGCAGCCTCGCGCAGCCGCTTCATCGCACGGGTGACGTTGCTCCAGTCGTTGTCGTCCAACTCGCCCGAGCGGATCCGCTGGCCATCGATCCCGCCGATGCTCGCCAGCATGCGATCGCCCAGTTCCTCGGGCTGCATCTCGAAGCTGAAAACCGCCACGGCCTTGTGCTGCTGCAGCGCCACCCACTCGGCGATGTTCTGCGCCAGCGTGGTCTTGCCCATCTTCGGGCGTGCTGCCAGGACGTACAGCCCGCCCGGCTGCAGGCCGCCCAGCAGTGCGTCCAGGTCCGTGATGCCCGTGGACAGCCCGTGCACCTGGGTGCCGGCCGTAGCGCGCTCGGACAGGCGGTCGTAGACGCGCTGCATCACCGGTGCGACCGACTCCAGCTCGCACGGCTCGCTGTCCAGCAACCCACCGATGCGGCTCTGGGCCTCGCCCACCAACTCCACGCTGCTGCGGCCGTCCGGGGCGAACCCATCGTTCACCATCGCCGTGCCGACCTCGATCAGCTGCCGCAGCCGGGCCTTGTCGGCCACGATCTCGGCATAGGCCCGGATGTTCGCCGCGGACGGCGTGGTGCTGGCCAGCTCCAGCAGGTAGGCACCTTCGCCCACCTGGTCCAGCTTGCCGCGGGACTCGAACCACTCGCCGATGGTCACCGCGTCGAAGGGCTGCTCCTTGGCGGCCAACTCGGCGATGGCCCGGAAGATCAGCTGGTGGTCGCGGCGGTAGAAGTCCTCGGCCGTCACCACGTCCGCCACGTTCCACCAGGCCCGCGCCACCAGCATCAGCCCGCCCAGCACGGCCTGCTCGGCGTCGATGCTGTGCGGGGGCACACGGGCGCCCTGCGGTGCCGCGGACTCCTTGGCGCCGGCGTACAGAGCCGCCATCCGCTCCAGCTCGCCCTGGGTGTCGATCGGCGCGGTCATGCCGCATCCCCCAGCGCAGTCACGGCCTGGTCCATGATCTGCGCGAAGCGGTCCTCGGCCAGCAGCACGTCCAGGTTCTGCTTCCACCGCGGGTTGTTCGGGTTCGGCACGTCGCCGCGCAGCCACGGGTCAGCGGCGCACTGCTCGAAGTAGGCCTGCCAGAACGCCGCGGCGTCGTACTCCCAGCCCAGTTGCCGGCACAGCTGGCGGGCCAGCTTGTCCGCGGCCAGCACTCGCCGCTGGCGCTTCGGGTTCAGCACCACGATGCGCTGGCAGTTCGGCAGCAGCTGGTGGTAGGCAGCCAGGACGATCTCGGCAGTCCTGCCGCCAGGGTGCGGATGCACGGTTGCGGCTTGCGGGGCGTCCAGCAGCAGGTCGACGGCGTCGGCCGGCGGCTGCGAATCCGAACGTAGTGAGGATTGCTCTTCTTCCTGCTCCTGCTCCTGTTCCTGCTCTTGGCTTGAAAGGAGTCTGGAAGGCCCTTCCGAACCCCTTCTGCGCGTCAGGTGGAAATCGGCCTTGTAGCGGTCGAAGAAGGCACCGAGGAAAGGGTTGTCCGGCAGGCTGTCGTAGTCCCGCTGCACGCCCACACAACGGTTGTCCGAGGCCTTCAAACCCTTGCCAATCTGGAAGGTAGCCATCTCGTGGACCCACACGAACTCGGACCCTTCGTCATAGCTACAAAGGCCCTCTTCGATGCACACCCTCAGCCCTTCGGAGGCCCTTTCGACCCCTAGCCCGGTCTCGTGTGCCATGTAGAGGATGGGCTGGTAGTACAGGCCCAGCATGTTCGAGGCCGGCGAGGACATCAGGTACAGGGCGCAGATGACCCCTTCCGGCCCCCTTCGGCGGATCGCCTTGCCGGTCTCGCCCGTCCAGAAGGTAGGCATCACCTTGGCGTAGTCACGCATGGCCAGCACCCCGCAGCAGCTGCAGGCAGCCGGCGATGTGCCAGCGCTGCTGGACCAGCCAGATGGCCCTTTCCAGGGGATCGGTCATGTACTTCATGCGGCCGTCCTCATCAGCGCGGCCAGGCGCTGCACGTCGCTGACGCCGTCCAGGGCGCGCTGCAGGTCCATGTACTGCCGCAGGAGGTTGCTGCCGGTTGCCGCGCATAGCGGGCCGATCAGGCGGTGCGGGATCGGCGCAGAGCCGGTCTGCATCCGCGACACGTAGCTGCGGCTGCGTCCGATGCAGGCCGCCACGTAGTCCAGCTTGTGCCCACCGGCAGCGATGGACACCGCCAGCGCCTGGGCCTCGCTCTCGATCTGCCGAACGACCTTGACCGGGGCATCAGCCGGTGCCTTGTGCATCCCGAACGCGAGCGGCAAAGGCCTTTGGTTGCAGGTGGTTTCATTAAGTTTCATAGCGTTTAACTCCGCCTCGGGGCGAAATAAAGGCCCAGTCCCGAAGGACCGAGCCGCGTGGATTCAGTGAAGGAATGCCCGACCGTCGTGACGCTCGTGCGGATGTGCGGCCGGCTCTACGCCGTGAGTCGCCGCGGTGATCGCGTGGCCGTGCGCTTCATCCCGAAGCGCGAACGTCAGCGCCCTACCCGGCCCGGCGTGGTCGTGCCGTTCCCGGGGAGCCGCTGAGTGCCGGGGCTGGAAGGCGCCCGCCTGCCGGTAGGATTGGGGGTGCGACCCAACCAACCCACCGGAGACGGACATGGACGAAACAGAGGCCCGCATGCAGCAGGCGATGATCACAACCTTCATGGCTTGCGCCGTGCGCGCGCTCATGGCGAGCCACCCGAATCCGAAGGCGCTGCGGGAGGCGTGGAATCGCGAGGTGGCAGGCGTTTGGGCCACGGCGTCCACGAAGTTCGCAGGTCCAAACCCGGCTGCAGACGCGATGCGGGAGATTCAGGACGCCTGGGAGCGCCACATACCGGTATCCCCAACCTGAAGAACAGGTCGCTGACCGCAAGCGCGGCCATCAACCGGAGCTGGCGATCAGGCATTTCCGCAGCCATGTCAGGCCGCCTCCCCTTCGCGTTCCAGCTGCGTCTGCTGCCACTGGGCGAACATCGCCGCCGCGAACTCGGCATTGGTACGCTGCTCCACCAAGGCCCAGAAACCGATCTCGGCCATGGCATCCTCTGCATAGCCGGCAGGCACCCCACCGTTGGCGGCGCACCACTCCAACATGCGGCCATGGGCCGTGAGCAACCGATCCGAGGTCTTCTCAGACATGGCCACCTCCGAACAGATCGACGCGGCACTGGCGAGGCTGGAACGAGCAAAGGCCGAGAGGGACAGCTGGAAAGGTCGCAGCGACCACCACTACGCGATGGCTGCGCATCTGGTCGCTGCCCTGGAGAAGGAGCTCGCCAGGCTGTTGAGCGAAGGCGAACACTAGGCCGCCTCGCCCTTCTCGGGCGCCGGGCCGAAGACGTCGGGGCGCAGGTCATGGCGGGAGACGCCGGTGGCTGCCTCAATTGCGAGGGAGTGCTTCGGTGGAACTGGCCTGCTGCCGTTGACCCACTGACTGACCGCCTGTGGCGTCACTCCAAGCAACCGGGCAATGCCGGCTTGTCCAGCCCCATGTCTTTCAACTGCTCTGGCGATGGCATTCATACCACCACTAAAGCATCGCTTAAGCCAATAGTCAAGCAATGCTTTCTTACATTGGCTGCGCGAGTGCGTGGACAATCAAGCGATGCTTGAAAACCATGAAATGGCGGTCGCCATCCGCTCGGCCATTGAAGCTTCGGGCCGCACTCAGAAGGAAATCGCCGATGCCTTCGGCGTCACAGAGCAAGCTGTGTCGGGTTGGCTGCGGACTGGCAAAGTGGACAAGCGGAAGCTGCCCAAGCTTGCGGCCCTCACAAACCGACCGCTCTCACACTTCGGAATGGGTGATAGTTCACCGGACCCGGTCTCAAGCCCAGCGACGACAGGTAATTATGTTCGCGTCTCACATCTGGACGCGGAGGCGGGCATGGGGGGAGAGAGGGTCAATGACGACTATCCAGAGGTCATTAGGGCAATGGACTTCGAGCCAGCCTACATCCGGTCATTGGTCGGCTTTGTCCCTCCACCGGGCCGTTTGGTCCTCATTACGGGCCGCGGGGACTCCATGATTCCGATTATCCAGCCAGGCGAGTCGTTGATGGTGGACACAGGTGTAACTGGGTTCGATGGTGATGGCATCTACCTCATCAACATCGGTGGGGGTCATCAGGTAAAAGGGCTACAGCACCGTGGCGACGCCATATACGTTGTCAGCGCCAATACCGCGCTCTATCCTGCCTTCCCGCTTCCAGTCGGCACGACCGTTGCGGGAAAAGTGTACTTAAGGAATCGAATCGAGAGATTCAATTGACCGGCCAGAAGGCCAACTACAGGGGAAAGCATGAAGAGGATTTGGCTTGCGGCGTGCCTCGTCGCAATCGCTAGCGGCTGCGCCACTACGAAGGAATGGTCTGCTACGGGGGGCAGTCGTTCGGATGGCGTAGTTCGTCTTTCGTATACCCAGGGTGAGTTCGAGAGTGTCACTGTGAATGAAGCGCAGGGGATCGATCTCGCCACCAGGCGTTGCGCCACGTGGGGATACACGGGAGCGGAAGCCTTCGGAGGTGTTACGCGCCAATGTAACCAGCCCGGTGGCTTCGCCGGTTGCGCTCTTTGGACTGTTACCAAGGAGTATCAGTGCTTGGGCGAAGGCAATGCGCACAGCACTGGCTCCCGGGTGGAGACAATTACGGTTCCAACGCAGTCCCGGCAGAGCACTCAGGATATGAAGTGGCAGCCCAAGGGTGCATTCAAGAAGGACTGATCCCCTCCTTGTTCGCGCCACTGAGCTAGTAGCAACCCAGAAGGGCCCCGCAGCGGCAGGGCCCTTTTTTTTCGCTCAACCTAAAGCAACGCTTGACTTATGACTTAAGCATTGCTTTACTTGACTCAAGCCGGCCCACCCGGGCCGAACGGGGTCAGACATGGCACTGCAGCACCAGACGATGAGCCGGTCCGCACAGCGGGCCTACGACGACCAGGCGCCGTCCGAGGATGGCGAGGCGCTGGCCGAGCGCATTGACGCCCTGATCGAGCAGTACCGGGCAAACCCGGCGAAGGTCGCCGAGGCGGACCAGTGGATGTCCGGGGCCCTGAGCGAGGACGCCTATGCCGGCATCGAGTCGATGTTCGCGGACATCGGCGACCGCATCCCCCCGACCGGGAAGGTCGTGTGGTCCGACTTGGAATCCCTGCCCCAGCCTGTTGTCGACAAGATCGCCGCGGTTGCCCGCGAGGCGTCGGCCAGCCGATCGGTGTACCTGCGCGACCTTGCCGAGGCAGCTGCGAACAGCGAATCGCGTTTCGCTTCGGAGGCTGCGGCATGAGCGCCCCCGTGGATGTGCTGGCGGTGCTTGACGGGCATATCGACTACTACGTCGCGATACAGCAGCTGGCTCGCGACGAAGGCAACAACCACTACGCGGATGAACTTGATGAGCATTGCGGAACGCTGACGCAGCTTCGCGAAGCCCGCGCAGCCGTCGCCGAGCTGATCGCGACAGCTGTCGAAAAAGCGACCGACGGCTGCCCGTGCGACAGCTGCGAGGCCCTGCGTGTCGCTGCCCGGAACTGCGGGGGTGAAGCATGAGCGCGCACAAGCACACACCGGGGCCGTGGGAATTGCACGAAAGCGTGACGCATGTTCGGGTCGTTGCCGCAGACGGAGAAAACATCTGGTTCGAGGACAAGCGCTGCCCTCGTGTGATTGAGGATGCCCGCCTGATCGCCGCTGCGCCGGAGCTGCTGGAGGCGCTTGAACCATTTGCGCACGCAACGCTTACGCATACCGGGCAGGTCATCGGCCTGACGCGGGAGGACTTTGAGCGCGCCTTGGCCGCCATCGCCAAGGCCACGGGAGAGCCCGCATGAGCTTCGAACAAGCCCTCAAAACCGCGGCCAAGCAGACCGCGCGCGACATGGTCGTTATCGCTGTGCTGGCGTTTCTGGCTGGCGCTGGCTTCGCCCTGCTGCTGGGAGCGATGGCATGAGCGGAAAGTCTGATCGCCGCAATTCTGAGTCGTTCGAGCGCCGCGTCCGGGAGCTACTGGCTGCTGGCTACAGCGCATCGAGGATTGCGAAGGAGACCGGGAAGACGTACGCGCACACCATCCGAATCGTGGAGCGCGTCAAAGCCGAAGGCGGCGCCGCATGAAGCGCCTCGCCTGGTCCGTCCTCGGCTACTCGGCAATGACCGCGATGTACTTGCTGGCGCTGTGGTGCGCAGTGCAGGTGCAGCCGTGATCCGCCTCGCCCTCTACACCGCGGCGCTGGTGTTCTTCGCCGACATGCTGCGCCGCGCGGTGATCGTGCGCGCCGACTCCTTCGTGCTGCCGCTGGCCCTCCTGTGCCTCTGGCTGCTCGTGCTGATCGTCCGCGTCTGCCGCCGGGAGCATCGCCGGCTCACCCGCCGCCGCACCGACTTCGTCCGCCCGCGCAGCTTCCCCACCCAGCGCAAGCGCGACACCCGCTGATCCCCGCCGGCGTGGCCGGCCCTACGGAGGCAACACCCATGTTCCAACTGGAAAAGCACGATTCGGCCATCGCCAACGTCAACCAGCGCATCGAGCGCCATGGCGAGGAACGCGAGCTGGCAGCCGACATCAAGTTCACCACCAGCGCCGGCAATAGCCTGCTGGACAGCATCGAGAAGGGGCTGAAGGAAGCGCTGTTCCGCAAGCCCGGCAAGGGCGAGCAGCAGGACCTGCCCATCGGCGATACGCCCCTGTCGGCCGTGAAGTTCCCCAGCCTGGAGCCGCTGAAGCTGGCCCATGAGTTCCTGGGCTACGAGCTGCAGATCGACGGCCTGCTGGAAGGCGTGGAGCCCATCGTCCTGGTCGACGTGAAGCTGAAGCGCTTCGTGATCGAGCCCAAGGAAGGCGGAAGCGTCGGCCTGTCGTTCACCGCGTCGGCCAACGTCACGCCCGACGAACTGGCCGAGCTGTCCGAGGCGCTGATTCGCGAGGACGTGCTGCTGACCCTGACGCCCCCGAAGGCTGCTGCTCAGCAGGCCGACCTGGCCGCCTGATCCCCCTGCCCTGCGCACTCCCCAGCGCAGGGCGCACCGCGGAACTGGCCTCCCCTCCAGTTCCGCACCCGGCCGGGCGGGCAAACCCGGCACCTATTCCCAAGGACAGACTCATGACCGCCCATGCTCCCGAACTGAAGAAGCTGCTCACTGCGGCGTCACATTTCACCCCTGCAGGGGCTTTCATCGCCGGCGGCGCGCTCACCAGCGTATTCACCGGCCAGGCAATCAACGATGTCGATTTCTACTTCAAGACGAGGAAGGCGTTCATCGAGGCTGTGCGGGCTGCATACGAAGATGGCCTGTGGTGCGTCGCCGCTACCGATCGCGCAATCACCTTCACCCGCGGTAACGACGTCATCCAGTTGATGCACTTCGACTTCTTCGAGACTGCCGAAGCGGTGTTTGATGCCTTCGATTTCACCGTCTGCATGGCGGCCTATGACCTCGACACCGAAGCCTTTGCGTTCCACCCGGATTTCTTCAAGCATGCCAGCCAGCGGCACCTCAGCTTCCATAGCGGCACTCGCTATCCCTTCGGCTCGCTGCTGCGAACGATCAAGTATCGCGAGCGTGGCTACAAGTTCGGCAAAGGTGATCTCCTGCGTATTGCGCTGTGCTGCCACCAGGTGCCGCTGGAATCTTGGGATGACCTTGCTGCAGCCATCGGCGGTCAGTACGGCGAGCGTGTCGCCCTCGACACCGATCAGCCCTTCTCTATCGCTGCTGCAATCGACCTTCTCGTCAACACCGAAGTGACCGTCCCCACTGCTCCCGAAGAAATGCCGGGCAGCGCGGATGAGTTGTTGGTGAAGGTTGGCGTGCTTCCGGGCAATGCGCTCGCAGCCTGACCCAGATAGCACCCCGCGCGTAGGGCGCGATCGAGCCCCGTGTGGCCCCGGCGAAAACGGGGCACCTATTCCCACCGCGCCGGCACCGCCGGCAGGAGCTATCGATGAACGCTGTAGTCGCAGCCGCACCCGACAACTACCCGCAGCCCCGGAACGAGGGCGCGACCATCCTTTCCGTCATCTCGCGCGCAGCGGCCGACCCGAACTGCGACATCGAGAAGATGGAGCGCCTGATGCAGATGCACGAGCGCATCCAGGAGCGCCAGGCTGCCGCCGACTTCGCTGCAGACCTGGCCGAGATGCAGGACGCCCTGCCAAGCATCGGGGAGCGCGGCAACGCCGCGGGGCGCTACACATACGCCCTGTGGGAGGACATCAACGCCGCGATCAAGCCGATCATGAAGCAGTACGGCTTTGCCCTGTCCTTCCGCACCGACTTCTCGGACGGCATTGCCGTCACCGGCGTCCTGTCGCACAAGGGCGGCCACCGGGAGGAAACCACGATCAAGCTGCCCGCCGACGCGAGCGGCAACAAGAACGCGGTGCAGGCGGTGGCCTCCAGCGTGAGCTACGGCAAGCGGTACACCGCGGGCGCGCTGCTCAACCTCACCAGCCACGGCGAGGACGACGACGCCTTCACTGCCTCCACCGGCTTCGACATCACCAGCTGGGCGGACGCGATCAAGGACGCCATGGACAAGGACGACCTGGACCGGATCGCCGCGGACCTGCGCACCAAGACCGGCATCCCTGCTCCTGCTATGCGCCAGATCCGCGCCCTATGGGCCGCCCGGGCGAAGGAGGTCAAGGCATGAAGGCGAACGAGGCTCAGGAATCGCAGGACTGGATGCTGGCGCGCTGCGGCATGTTCACCGCGTCCCGCGCCGCCGACCTGATGGCCCGAACGAAGTCTGGCCCGAGCGCGTCCCGGGCCAACCTGCTCGCGCTGCTGGCTGTTGAGCGCCTGACGGGCCAGCCGGTGGAGACCTACCGCAACTCGGCGATGGACCGGGGCATCGAACTGGAGGCCGAGGCGCGTGACGCCTACAGCTTCACCACCGGGCGCGCTGTCGAGGAAGCCGGCTTCGTGCTGTGCAGCGAGCTCCCGAACACCGGGTGCAGCCCCGATGGGCTGGTGGGCGACGGGCTGGTGGAGATCAAGTGCCCGGCCAGCATGCAGAAGCACCTGGAGGCCCTGCGCACCGGCGCGCATGCGGTCGAGTACCGCTGGCAGCTGCAGCACCAGATGCTGGTCGTCGGCGCGCCCTGGGTGGACGCGGTGAGCTACGACCCGCGCTTCCCCGACCGCCTGCAGCTGGCCATCACCCGCGTGGAGCGCGACGAGGCGGCCATCGCCGAGCTTCGCGCCGCCATCAAGGCGGCCGACCTGGAGGTGGAGCAGATCGTCGACGAGCTGCGCCGCATGCCGGAGGCAGCCTGATGGGCACCGTCACCTTCCAACCCGAAGAGAGCCGCGCCGGATCGCGCCGCGGCGGTGCCGCCCGGGCAGCGCTCTACGCGCACGTCGTGGAAGGCCAGCTCTGCACGACAGCCCAGATTGCGCGCCGGCTGGGCATCTCCCCCGACGCCGCATACCAGCGGATCAAGAAGCGCCCGCACCCGCTGACGTGGGATTCCCTGGCCACGAAGTGGAGGAAGGCAGCATGAGCCACCACTTCACGCGCCGCGCCCCGAAGCGCAACGAAGGCCTCAGCTGGGGCCGCTTCCCGACTGACGACGGATCCGCGGTGACCTACCGCCTGTTCCGCCGCGACCACCGAGGCGCGCTGCACATGGAGGCCCGGACCTTCTTCACCAGCGCCGATCCCACCCACATCGCCAAGGTCCTGCGCCACGCCAAGCGCCAGCTGCGCGACCGCGTGGACGAGATCGACCTGGCCGCAATGGAGCAAGCAGCATGAACGCACACAACGAGCAGCAGTGGCCCGAGTATCTGATGCTGCGCGACACCGGGCTCGCTGATGACGCAGGCGGTCTTGGGCAGCGGATATTCACTACTGCCGGAGCTGGCTACGTGAAGCAGAAGTACGTCCGCGCAGATATCGCAGCCCAGCCCGCCGCAGTGCAGGAGGCGGTGGGCTGGCAGTTCTGGCACGAAATGCCCGGTGGTGGCGGCGAGTGGCGGAATGGTTCGCCTGACCACGTGGTTAAGAACCACCGAAAGAACACGGAAGCCGCCGGAATTCCGACGCGCGACGTCTACGCCGCCCCCGTCACCGCAGCGCCGGCTCGTCCCAGTGCGCTTACTGCCAGCATCGCGAGGCTGGATGCGTTCCTTGACGGAGATTGCGTTGAACCGCTTACGCTGGCGCAGAGCGAAGCGGCGGCGCTGGTGTTGCAGGAGCTGAAGCGGCGCATGGCCAGCACCCTCGCAGCGCCAGGGATCGATCTGACGCCGTTCCGGGCGCCTCTCGTCGCTGCTGTGCGTCTGCTCGCCAGGCACGGGAGCGAGGCCGACATGAACAGGGTGGCCGATCTGATCGCCCTGATCGACGCCAGCCCCAAGGGCGGCAGCCATGCGATAGACCACGCCGGCGCTGCCATCGTGCCGGCCGGGGCGCGCATCGCCGCGCTTGAGGCGGAGGTGGCCGGGCTGCGGAATGGCATTGAGCGGGCCATGGGTGAAATCGACGATGACGGCCCCAAGGCTTTGAAGTACGCGCGCCAGGAATTGCAGGCTGCGTTGCAGACCAGCGATGCGGAGGTGCGGACGTGATCGCGGCCCTCAGCATCGACACCGCGCTGATGCGGCTCAATGAGATCGCGCGCGGCGCTGAAGTTCCGTATCCGCATTGGCTTGGCGGCGATGGAGCGGACCAAGGGCCGTCCTACTGCCGCGAATGCGCAGAGAAGGCTGTGGCGGCCGGAAAGGCGGATTTCGTTGATGGCGGATGGCATCAGGAGAATGACTGCTGCTGCCATTGCGAGGACTGTGGCCGGCTGCTGGACTACACCCTCACCAAGCATGGTGTGATGGAGGAATTGGGGCACTTTCGGGCTTGCCGCCTGCGCGGGAAGCTGGATGCTGACACCGCATATCACCTCGCGCGCATCCTCGAACAGCATGACGACCATCCGGAGGTGAAGCAGCTTCTACCGAGGGTCCGGCGTGCGCTTGCGCGGACACCGCAGGCCAACAGCCACGGCGCGGGGGTGGAGTGATGCTAGGCGAGCACCATACGACAAGCTTCACCCACCTACTCATCGAGAGCAGAAATTTGTCGGGCAGTCTCCACTTGTGGTGGCGTGGGTTCCGCGCCATTGGCTCCATAGACGGCCTTTGCAAGCTTCAACCTAGCGTCTTCCATAGAGCCAAGCACCTGCTGAAACTGCAGTCGAAAGTGAGCTACATCAACGGCATGGTCCTGAAGGTGCCGGAGGTTAGATCTCAGCCGGATCGCTGTATCCATGTCTGTCACACACCGCGCCACCTCGCCAACAAGCGATGGGTCCACCGCATCGAAGCAATCAGTAAGCAGACGCACGGAAGTTGGGTCAAGAGCATCCAACTCGTGGAGAACGGCAGCAAGCTGCTCTCCTTGCAGCACTCCAGTTCCCATTTGTCCAATGGCCACTGCCAAATGGTGGTTTTGGATAGTGAGCGATCTCTCCGCCCACTGCAAAAATGCATGAGCGCGCCTCTTGGCAGACTCTCTTCTTATACGCTCAGGAGTAATCCCCACATAGAGCGCGACACCGCCAGCAAAGGCAGTCGCAATGGCCGACCAAGCACTCCAGTTAACGACGCAGCTCTTGCTCAACAACCAGCACTGGCTCACACCATCCAGAATGTTCATTCCCTGATCCCCCTGTGGATTGGGCGGCATTCTGCCATGCGTCCGCGCGCTCGAGCGGCCCGCCCGCAGGGGGTGAGGTGATGGCCCGATACTTCATCAACGACACCGAGGTGTCGCGCGACGAGGCGTTCTATGCATGGCGCTTCTCGCAGACCTACCGTCAGGCGCGGCACAACAAAAATGTGATCTGGGACAACGCGCATCACGGGCAGGCTGACGCGCTGAATCACCTGCGCGAGGCAGGCGTCAGGATCGAGCCGGACAGCCCGCAGGAGGCGAGCGATGCGTGACCTGGACCTGCACGCGCTGTTCCTGTTCAACGTGACCGACACGATGGCGCAGCCTTGGGCGGACGCCGGCATCACCTGCTGGTGTGTGGACCTGCAGCACCCAAAGGGCGAGCGTCGGGAGGGCAACATCATCAGGGTGGGCGCCGATGTACTGCGCTACACCCCGCCGATGCGGCGATACGTGTTCGGCTTCGCGTTCCCGCCGTGCACCGACCTGGCTGTCTCCGGGGCGCGCTGGTTCGCCGGTAAGGGCCTCTATGCGCTGGCCGACGCCATCACTCTGTTCGCACGCGCTGCCGAGGTCATGGAGGCACTGGACGCCCCCTACGGCATCGAGAACCCGGTCAGCACGATCAGCAGCTACTGGCGCAAGCCGGATTACTCGTTCGATCCCTGCGACTACGCCGGGTACCCCGGCGGCGAGGGCGACACCTACACCAAGAAAACCTGCCTGTGGACGGGGGGGGGCTTCATCATGCCAACGCCGAGGCGCCTCGACCCATCCGATGGCAGCCGCATGCACCTGCTGCCGCCCTCCTCCGAGCGCGCGAACCTGCGCAGCGCCACGCCGGCAGGCTTCGCCCGCGCCGCGTTCGAGGCGAACTATGCGCGCGCACTGAGGGCTGCAGCATGACCCCCAACCTGCAACGCAATGGAGGTAGCCGACATGGCTGACGAAATCGCCCTGTGGCCACTGAAGGAGGTCAAGCTCCGGGTTGGCCTCAGCACGGCCACGATCTACCGGATGATGGCCAAGGGCCTGTTCCCGAAGCCGCGCAAGATCGGCACGAAATCGCTGTGGTTCTCGCCGGAGATCGAGGAATTCATCCTCGCCGTTGCGGCCGGCAAACCATGGTCCCCGAACATGGGGCAAAACATGGGGCAAGACCTCGCGGCATGAAAAAAGCCGCTGAAATCAGCAGCTTAGATCAGGTCTTGGCGGAGTGAGAGGGATTCGAACCCTCGATAGAGCTTTTGACCCTATACTCCCTTAGCAGGGGAGCCCCTTCGGCCTCTCGGGCATCACTCCGTTTTCTCTTTGCCCTGCCGCGTGTTCCGTGGCAGGGCGCGAAGAATACCGTTTAACGGGGTGAAAGGTAAACCCTTATTCGGAAGTTTCTTCACTTCCCTGTGCAGCGGGCTCGTCGCCGCGCTGGATACGCTGGAAAATTTCCTCACGGTGCACCGCCACGTCCTTGGGCGCGGTGATACCGATACGTACCTGGTTGCCCTTGACGCCGAGCACGGTCACGCTGACCGAGTCACCAATCATCAGGGTTTCGCCTACACGGCGAGTCAGGATCAACATTGTGCGAGTCTCCATGGAACCGGTGGGGGTTTCCCACCGGCATTGGCGCGCCAAGAACCTGCGCCCCACGACAAAGGGAAAAGACTCCCAATGTTAATGGCAGGCCGCAGGCACCTTCAAGGCGCGCGGCTGCCTGCGTTCATGCCAAGTGTGGCTTGATCCATTCCAGCACGCCGTCGAGCGCGGCGACCAGCCTGGGACCGTCTTCACCGCCACCCTGTGCCAGATCAGGACGACCACCGCCCTTGCCCCCGATCTGACCGGCGACATGGGACAACAGTTCCCCGGCCTTGACCCTGCCCATTGCCGAGCCATTGACGCCTGCGACCAGGGAGGCCTTGCCGTCCTGGGTACCGGCCAACAGGATCACCGCATCGCCCAGCTGCTGCTTGAGCCGGTCCATCGCCTCGCGCAGCGCCTTGGCGTCGAAACCCTCAAGGCGCGCCGCCAGCACCTTCACGCCGCCGATCTCGACCGCCGAAGCACCGAGGTCGGCAGTCGCGCCCGAGGCCAGCTTGGCCTTGAGGGCCTCCAGCTCGCGCTCGAGCCGCTTCTGCCGCTCGCCGAGCTGGCGGATCTTCTCCACCACATCGGTCGCCGCCCCGCCCAGCAGGCTGGCAGCCTCGGCCAGGCGGGCTTCCTCGGCATCCACGTGGTCCAGCGCGCCCTGCCCGGTGACGGCCTCGATGCGGCGCACGCCGGACGAGACGCCGCCCTCGGCGGTGATCTTGAACAGGCCGATGTCGCCGGTGCGCGACACGTGGGTGCCACCGCACAACTCGGTCGAGTAGTCACCCATCTTCAGCACGCGCACGTTCTCGCCGTACTTTTCGCCGAACAGTGCCATCGCCCCGAAATCCAGCGCCTCCTGCATGCCCATGTGGTGCACTTCGGCGGCGTTGTTGGCGCGGATCTGCTCGTTGACCTTGCGCTCGATGAGCGCCAGTTCCGCGCTGCTGATCGGCTGG